GGAAGAGAACACGTTGTTCAGAATAAAATGGCCACGTGGTGAAATGGGATCTTTGCCCGCAGATAGCGAGCAATTCATGATGTTGGAGGATCTTTATAAACAGGTGGATAAGATTAATAAACAACTCGAATCCATGATGAATAATAAGATTAACATAGAATTTTTACGAGGACAAATGGATAAAGTTTTGATAGATATAGAATCTTTAAAAGATAAAAATAGGGAGATGTTTTACAATGGCAACGGATCGCATAACAAAACAAGTAATTAAATATATTTCTGATATGCAAAAGAAAGCAAAACAAATGCGTTTTGTTAAAGATTTGAAAAAAGAAGTTGAAATTGGTGCTAATGGAACACAAAAATATGTTGTTAAAGAAGGACCTAACAAAGGTAAAATATTATGATCGCTGAAGTTGTAGCCCTCCTCATGTTTGTAGGACCTGATATTAAGGAGCATCGTATCCAGCCAGAGGGTATGGCTCAATGTCTTCGCCATAGGAGGATCGCGGAAAGACAGTTTAAACCAAATATTCAATATAAGTGCATACGATCTAAGGCAGAATTAGAGACAAATATTGATGGATCACAAGCTATTAAAAAATTAATATTACAGTAATGGAACCTATCTGTTATATATTTTTGATGTTATGGATAATGGGGATATCTGAATAATGGAAAATTATATTGTTGAACCATTTTTACCTATCAATACTATTATAGCTTTTATATTATTATGCGTGGTAATATGGTATGGACTAAATGATAAATGAGTTATTTAAACGCAAACATACCTGTGCAATATGCACAGATAAGAAGGGAGTATCTTTATGATCTTAAAAAACATCATGGAGAAGTCGAAGACTGTATTATTTTTGGTGTTACGTGCATTACAGGGCGTAGTCCACTTTTTCATTGCATTATGGAAAATGGAGCTATCTTCTATCGTTTACCAATATCTGCGTTCATTCAAAGAGGCTTTGAACCGGATGATGTTCCTAAACGTAGGCTTGATGAGTTGGTTTTATGGAACTGTTTTAGTTATTATCCTGCTATTACTTCTTGGGATATTTTAGATGGACAAGCTGGTAAATACATCGGTAAAGATAAAAAATGGCATTCAGGAGCATATCTATTTACTATTGATTTCGCTCACCCTGAATCTAATATTATTGATACTGATCATTCTGAAATACCACATGAACATAAATGTGCCCATGTTTTGGCTTTAGATGATGGTAATTATGCTGCACAACCAAACAATAGGTTGATTTGGGACATTCCGTCCTTTACAGTTAAAGATGATGTTCCAGATTGGAAAGTACAAACCTCTGAATGGAATGTTGAAGATTCAAGAAAATGGAAAACAGAGGATACAGATAAATTTTTTTATGAAATAGAGGAGAAAAAATGAAATTAACTGCTAACATAACTTTGGACGAGCTTACCAAAAGTCAAATTGCTGAAAGGAAGGGTATAAATAATAATCCTAACCCAGCGCAAATAGAAAATTTAAAAGCATTGGCTACAAATATATTACAGCCAGTCAGATCACATTTTGATAAACCTTTAATTATTTCATCAGGGTTCCGTTGTGCACAGCTGTGCCTAGAAATAGGTAGCAGTGTAAACAGCCAACATGTGGCAGACAACAGCGCAGCCGCAGCAGACTTTGAAATACCTGGTGTAGATAATAGAGAGTTAGCTCTTTACATCAAGAATGAGCTAGAATTTGACCAGCTCATCTTAGAATTTTACCGCGACAACGAACCGACTTCGGGCTGGATACATTGTAGCTATTCAACTGACAGGAATAGAAATCAATCATTGAGGGCTTTTAGAGAAGATGGAAAAGTGATTTACAAACCATGGTTAGAATAATATGGCAATAACTAGAGGTTCAATACCAGCTCAAATAGATGGAAAGTTAAGAGGAGCTAGAGGTGAAAAAAGAAAAGTAAGAGTATATTCTAAAGGGGGTGACCCAAAAATAGGAACCGGTAAAAAACCAAAAGGTTCTAATAGGAGGTTATATACAGATGAGAATCCTAAGGATACTGTTAGAATTAAGTTTGCGACTCCTGCTGATGCTCGTGCGACTGTTGCAAAAGTTAAGAAGATATCTAAACCATTTGCAAGGAAAATACAGATATTAACTGTTATGGAGCAACGTGCTAAAGTAATGGGTAAAAGACAGGTGGTTAGCATTGCAAATCAAGCCAAAAAACAAATTCGCAAAAGTCGTAAGGTCTAGAACATTTAGACCGAAAGTGATACAATCAAAAAAGTTGTACAACCGCTCAAAGGAGAAAATATCTCTCAAGGTGGCCACTAAAGAAGGAGAACAAAATGACTAAACTATGTCCAAGAGGTAAAGCTGCAGCAAAGCGAAAATTCGCTGTGTACCCCTCAGCATATGCTAACGCCTATGCTAGTAAAATTTGTGCCGGTAAAATTAAAGATCCGTCTGGTGTAAAAAGAAAAGATTTCAAAGGACCTAAACCTGCTAAAACAGGAGCATATATTAAAATTAATAAAGTTGCGAGTAAATTAGAAAAAGCTTCTAAGGCACATGCAGCACAAGCTAAAACTCTTAGAACAATAAAAGCAAAAGATGGTGAGTACATCGGTTCATATGTTAAAGGGGATTTAGCAGGTAAAAAAGTTTCAAACAAATCATACATGAAATATTATAAAGGTATGATCTAATGTCTAAGAGAGGGACATGTTGGGTTGGATATGAACAAAAAGGTATGAAAAAGAAAGGAAATAAAATGGTGCCTAATTGTGTTCCTGCTGGTATGAAAAAAGGTGGTCTTAAAGAATGGTTTAGACAAGACTGGGTAGATATTGGAGCAAAGAAAAAAGGTGGAGGATTTAAAAAATGTGGAAGAAAATCTGCAAGTGGATCAAAAAGGTCGTACCCCAAATGCGTGCCTGCTGCAAAAGCCGCCCGAATGACAGAGTCGCAAAGGCGTTCTGCTGTTGCAAGAAAAAGAAGTAAAGCACAGGGAGTTGGGGGTAAACCAACTAATGTTAAAACTATTTTGAAAAGAGACATTGGTGGTGATGTAAAAAAACCGTCTATTAATAAAGGCAAATTTAAATTAAATTTATTTACTTTTGATATGCCTAAAACAAAATATGGAGATAATATAATAACTGCAATTGAAGATACTAAAGTCGACATTGATCCAAACTTAAATTATAATAAAATTTATAAAAACAACGTGGAATTAGATGTAGGAATATCTTCAAAAGGAAAAGGTGGATTTAGAATTAGAAAGAGGTTTTAATTATGGCAACATCAGGTTCAACATCATTTAATTTAAATATAGACGAAATTATTGACGAAGGTTATGAAAGATGTGGTTTAAGACCTATGGCTGGTTATGATTTAAAAACAGCTAGAAGATCTTTAAATTTATTATTTGCTGATTGGGGTAATAGAGGTATTCACCTTTGGAAAGTTCAATTAAATGAACAAGCATTGACTGCCGGTACAGCAACATACACAGTAGCGTCAAATGTAAATGATGTATTAGAAGCTTATATATCGACTACAGCCGCAGCTTCTGATGGGCCAAGCACACAAGATGTATCTCTTACAAAAATTGACAGATCTGCATATGCAGCTCTTCCTAATAAATTAGCAACAGGACAACCATCACAATATTACGTAGATAGACAAACTACACCAAAGATAAGTTTGTATGTAGCTCCTGATGCAACAACTTATACAACACTAAAATTTTACACAATTAACAGAATTGAAGATGCTACAGCTTACAATGATCAACAAGCTGATGTAGCTTACAGATTTTTACCATGCATGTGTGCAGGTCTTGCTTACTATTTATCTATGAAGAAAGCACCTGACAGAATACAAGCAATGAAACTAATTTATGAAGATGAATTAAAAAGGGCTTTGGAAGAAGATGGTCAGAGAACATCATTATATGTTTCTCCACAATCGTACTTTCCAAATGTATCATAATGGCTAAATACGCAAACGGAAATAGATCATTAGCAATATCAGATAGAAGTGGGCAAGCTTTTCCATATCAAGAAATGGTTACTGAATGGAATGGTTCATTTGTACATATATCTGAATATGAATCTAAGCATCCACAGATAAGAAGAAAAAAAGTAACTGCCGATGCTATCGCTTTGCAAAAAGTTAGACCAATGAGATTTCAACAACCTAAAACAGTTGCTTTGAATGATGACACACTTGCTGATTCAGGCGGTATTACAGTTGGTGTAGCAAATCTTACGTTACCTGGTGATTTTGCTTTTGAGACATTTGATACAAATATAACAAGTAATGGAATAACTACATCACAACAATCTATGCAACCGAGAGATCCATCTTTACAAAATAGAAGAAGAGAAGCTTCTACAATTGTTGGATCTGTAACAGTGAGTATATCATAATGGCAATAACACACTCAGCATTTTTAACACAAGTAAGAAACTATACAGAGGTTGATAGTAACGTTTTATCTGATTCAATATTAGATCAATTTATAAGAAATGTTGAGTTAGATATTGCAGGTCAAGTTGATTATGATGATTTAAGAAAATACGCTACTTCTAATACAACTGCTAATAATAGATATGTATCTATGCCAAGTGATGCTTTAATTTTGAGATCTGTTCAAATAATAAGTTCTAATGTAAGAGACTTTTTAGAAAAAAGAGATACAAGCTTTATATCTGAATTTTCACCAAACGATACAGTAACTGCTCGACCTAAATATTACGCAAATTGGGATGAAAATAATATCTTGTTAGCTCCTACACCTGATCAAGCTTACACAATTCAAATAAACTATATAAAAGATCCACCACATTTTGATGCATCTACAAATACGTATATTTCAACAAATCAAGAAGCTATGCTTTTGTATGGAGTATTGAAAGAAACATATGGATATTTGAAAGGACCTGAAGACCTATACAAATTGTATTCTGACAGGTATAATCAA